CATCAGCTTCTTGACCCTCTGACACCTTTGCACCGTAAGCATAGACAAAATAGTCACGCATTAGCGGTAGGTGTTGAGGCTTCGGCTTATCTTTCCGATTCCCTTTATAGGGGGCAGTGACTGCAATGTCAAATCTGAAGTTGTTTTTACCAGTGAGGAAGAATTCGAAATTGAACACATCCTCAAGGTCAAACAGCATCAAATCTTCAACAAAGGAGGAGATTGTTTCCAATGCTGTCTCCTCTGTCTCATTCTCAGCCGCTGCCGCTACCCTGTATGCCAAGATGTCGGCATCGACCAAAGCAATCATTACAGGGCGTCTTCCATGTCCACCGTCTCGACACCGCCAGCATACTCAACCAGCTCAGTGATGACAATCTTCTTGCAGGACGGGGAAACACCCTTCTTGCCCTTGTAAGCCCATTCGTAAGAACCGATGAGAGCTTGGCATTTAGAACCATTACCTACCAGCGTGTCACCCAAGATTTCAGTGCCACCATCGTCGAAGGTGCGGATGGGGGTGGTGGATTTGCAGGTGATGTAGTGACCCTTATCCTCTTTGAAGTTGACAGTGATGCCCATGCCTTCCAATGCTTCAACAGCTTTGGGGGACAGCTGACAGAGATCAACAGTGTATTTTTCTGCCATCTCGTTTTTCTTATGCAAGAAGGCCCACATGATTTCGGCTTTGACTTTGATAGAGGGTGAAACATTCATGTTCATTTTCCTTTAGTGTTTTGAATGAGGGGTGCTGTCCAATGTGTGATAGAGTTTTGCTGTCACCGCTGCCATAGCGTCTAACACCATCAACTCATCTAGCTCTGATGAATAGTAGAGGGCAAGTTCGCCTCCCTGTTGCACCAGAACAATCACACTGTCAGCGTCTTTTAGCATCTCTGCTAATTCATGTTCGTCGTTCAATGTGTTTCCTTCCAGTTTAGTCCTGCATTCCATTCTCCCGTTAGTGGACAATTTAAGTTATAGAAGAGGCCAGCATCTTGAATGGCTTTCACTGCCATCTTCCCCACTTCCTCTTCCCTCCCTTTCTCTACCTCAATTTGCCACTCATCATGCACATTAGCAACGAAGTGAGCATCTATTTTAGCAGATTTTATACTGTTGTCAAGCAATGTGAGAGCTTTTTTCATCACAATTGCACCAGCAGATTGAAGTAAAGTGTTCAGTGCAGCGTGCTCACTGCGAACAAACACCTTCCTACCGTCAAGACCGGGTAAGTATCCTTTCCTCGCTATATTTAACACACTAGTTCTCAATTTAAGTAAAGAAGGGGTATTGCGTAGAAACTTATTTATTAGTCTTTTACCTACCTCAGCACTACCACCAACAATGGAACCAATCTTTGCAGGGCCAGCACCGTAGAGGAAAGCATAGATAAACGTCTTTGCCTGATCTCTGGTTGACAAGCCAGCAGCTTTCATGTTAATCGTGTGAATGTCTGTTCCTTCCTTTGAACTCCCTTCCACCACTGTTTTGACGAAACGACTATCTTCCATGTAGTGTGCCAACATCCTCAATTCCAACCCACTGGCATCCGCACCAACAAGGGAATACCCTTCACGAGCAACAAAGCATTCACGGCATTCAGGGCCAAACTCACTGCCACTGTTGGGGATTTGTGCCATATTGGGGGAACGATGTGTCATCCTACCAGTGACAGCACCATTGGTGATAACACCACCATGAATGGCACCGTCAGAAGCAACAGCGTCAAACCATGATGATACTTGAGAGATGCGTTTTTGCAATAACAAGTATCGGTTTATCAGCTTGGCTTCAGGGAGATTGATGGATGCCAACACCTCTTCATTGACAACAGGAGCACCCTTCTCTGTTATACGGTCGAATTTCACTCCCAGCTTTTTCAACCTGTCAGCGATTTGTTGCCGACTACCGGGATTGAACACCTCCACATTGTCCTGCAAACGCTTTCCAGATTTTTCGCTGTATCGTTCCGTTATTATCGGTGGAAAAACCTGCTGCAACGAATCTTCAATAGATGCCAGTTCACTTTTAAGTGTATGAAGAAGATGCATACCCTTACGCTCATCAAAAACAAAGCCTCGTTGTTCTTGTTTTTTAACAATCCAAGCCACTTCATGTTCTAGCTCCAGAAAATCTTTGTTGCCGGTCTTGTTGTTCACCTCTGTTTTCCACGCCTCAAGCTGCGGTGCAAGGTGTTTATACAACTCCACCAACACTTGAACGTCACGGCGGCAATATGCCATCATCAGTGGGATGTTGGGGGTGTTCCAATGGCTCAAATCCTTGCTGTCGTATTCCCTCACCCCCTTCAGACGCCAATAGATGCGCTGGTAGTCGCTTTTCTTCTTTCCCAGCCTCTTCCCCCATGCGTCCAGACTGTGGCCTCCGTCGATGTCGGGATTGAGCAAACGACTCATCACTAGCGTATCGGTCAAGTTCTTCCAAGTAAGGTTCGTCCTCCAGCAGCGATTCAACACTTGCGCATCGAAGCCGATTAAGTTGTGTCCTACCACTGTGTCTGCTTTTGCGATCAGGGGCATCAACGTGAAGGGGGCGGTATGACATACGAATCCATTCTCCTCATCATAGGTGTAACACATCCAAATGTTGGTGTGCTGTGTGTTTGTTTCAATGTCGAGAAACAAGATCATTTCATGGCCTCCATAGTAAGGCCGATATTGCCAATGCTATACCCAACAAAAGCAATACCAAGGCCAAGATTACCGTTCCTGATAAGATCAAAAGCAACCACTGCATACACCACTCCAATCAATGCAATAAGCCATGCACTCATTCCTCTTCCTCCAAAAACTCTTCTTTTATCATTCTAGCGGAACATTTCCAATAGTTGTGCCTACCATCAACCCAAACGTGCTCTTCTTCAAACATAGCAATAGCATCCCTCATGGCTTGTTTACGAGTCAAATGATAGAACTTCACCAAGTCAGAATCATCAGCAGCAGCCCAATCAACAATAGCTCCAGCTGGTTTCCATTCCTCATCTTCCCAAAAAGTAAAGCCAGCTTGTTCAGCAATGTGTCGAATTTCATCGGTAAAATCAACACGTTTTTCTGGTGTGTTTACTGGTTCGTCAGGATTAAGGCGTTTAGCCTCTTCAATCCCCGCTTTAATTGCAGTGAGAATACCAAGGCGAGTTAATGCATCCAATGCTTCTTGTGGAAAATTGAATTGATAGTCTGCACTGCCATCAGGGTTTTCACGTAGCAGTTCAACAGAGCATTCTCCATAGGTTGTTTTCTGATCCATTGTTCTTCCATCTGATTGTCTCATTTCACATCCTCCTAACCATTTATTTTCTTCACCTTCATCATAAAGAATGTAGCCCTCTTCATTATGATAATAATAACATTCTCCACATAGACTCATGTAGGACACTGCTCGATATCCTAATTTATCATGGTCAGCTACAGAGCAGTTGACGAGATCATCTAAGGATAGAACTTCGTGTCCGCAAGATGCAATGATTGTCATGTGTTCTTCTCCTTGAGTTTGGCTTCAATGGCTTGCCATGTGCGGAAAGAAGATGTTGACCAACACTCAGCGGCTTCTTGCTCAGTCAGCCCAACCCATTCACGCTGTGCTTTCCTCGCCTCGTTCCAATGGTGGAACACATCACCAGTTGCGCCTCTTGGAAACGCTTCCAGTAGCGCGGCTTCATAATGTTTCATTGCTTTAATGCTCATGTGTTCTTCTCCTTCATAGGCATTGGTAAACTTTCGAGCCAACTATAAACTTGTTCTAACGTACCAACCTGCCAATACCGACCTTCATCTATAGTTAACAACGCACCGTCTGAAGTCAAACGCATACGCTCGTTTGTGTCAGGTGCTTCACCACAATCGACCGCTACAAACTCAGGGTCATGGCAGGCTTTAACGGTGTGGCATTTCTCAAGAGCCAGTGCGGTGATTTTGTCGAGTGTTGTCATGTGTTCTTCTCCTTGAGTTTGGCTTCGATAGCGTTTGACAGCTTTATCCACCCTTCGGGCAAATCAAGGTTGAGAAATTCGGAAATTTCGAGTACCTCGTCAAGCGTCAGCCCAACCCATTGCCGCTGTGCTGCGGGTGGGGTGGTGTACGGCCCACACAATGCGTAAACCGCATTTTGCACGAGTGCATCCGGGTCAAAGTCCATCTCTTTCCCTCGCATCGTTGCGCCGCGCACTGCATAGCGAACAGCAGCCACAACAGCGTCACGTAATGCATGAGTCAAGACAGGTTTCGGCAAATCAATCGGCTCATACTCGCCATCCCTATATTCATTCGGCGCATAAAGCCAGTGGTCACTAGGCAACGGGAAAGACATCACGCCAAACGCACTGCCGTCCGGAAGAATAGTCACCGGCTCCTGCACAAGTGCTGGCTGTGCTGCGGGTGGGGTGGTGAGGATCGCTTGCCAGTGTTCGACCTGTGCATTCTCAAGGCGCAGGCCGCGCATCTTGGCGAACTCTGTGATGGCTTCAACCGCAGGGCCTGCCTCGTCAGTGCTGGAAAGCGTCAGGCGCTTATCGCGTGAAGTCAGCCAACCCATGAAATCGAACAAGGCACCAGCCACAACAGAATGCGCCACCGGCTCCTGTTTCTCAGCGGCCTCAATTGCGGTGCGGAGGGTGGTGATGGCGTCTAC